ACCGTTTTCATCTATAGTTTTTTCACATAAAAAACCGTTTGATTCATACTTATGGTAAGCTAATACATCTGAATGTTTGTGGTAGGCTTTGAGTATTGTTTTCATTTTTTCAATTCATTTACTGCTTGTACAAGCTCGTTTATTTTATCAATCATAAAATTCATGTTATCAGAAGTAGCTTCAGGCATTATTTTTATATCATATCCGTAACGTTTACTTACTCTATCAGGCATATCCAGCTCAGATAATTCATTAATTTCTTTTTTATTTTCTTTATTTGACATAATATCTAATTTTAGTATTATTTAATTGGTTTAGCATTTATAATATCGAGTTAAGTACTTTTAAAAACTCGTCATATTCTTTTGAATCGTAGCAAAATTGAAGCGATTGAGCTAATGCGTAAGCAAAATCAGAGCTTAAAATTACATCTCTTGAAGGTATATGGCAAAGAGCAATACACTTGTCAAAGCACTTTTTGGGTCTTTTAACTGGGTTTTTCTTTCCTGGAAAGTTGTTTTCGTTTAAGACTTGCATAAACAAGTCTGTTCTATAACTTGTAAAAATATCAGTTGCAAACTCAAATACAATTAATGCTGTTTCTTTTGGAGTTGGTATATCTTGACCTTCTCCTTTGCAAGCTTTTCTAAGTTTTTTGAATAATTTTTTTGCTTTCATAGCACTTGTTTTAAATTGTTATACTGCAAATATAACAAATAAATTAACACAAAAACAAATAAAAAGAAAAAAAATACCCTAGCTAAAAAAACTAGGGTATCACTAACCATTAAAACTAATTATGAAAAAAACTACTTTGCGATGTGCAAGTTACTTATTTTTTTATTGAATACGTTATTTAGTAAAAAATTATATTTTTTGGTTTGCTGAGGTTTTTTTTTGCTTTCCAGAAAGTGATCTACTTTTTTTTCTGCATGCACGTATTCGCAGTTTTTTTGGTTCATTTCGTACTCGATCAAAATATCTTTAATCATTCCTTTTTTTTGTTTTATCATTTTTTATGACGTTTTAAATAGTTATTTATTAAAAATTATGTATTACAGTTTATATGTGTTTAGATTGTTAATTGATTACAAGTTGTTGGTAATCAATGAAAGTTGGTTTATCAAGGAGTTATGCACCATTTGCCCAACGCTCCCACAATTTCAACAGCAACAGTAATCTTTTAACTTTGCGTTCGTACTTTTTAGGTATTTTATTTGGTCGGATATTTTGACCATTCCCAGAAAGTTTTCTACTTAGTTCGTGCCAGTTTATTAGTTCCATACTGCTACAAAAAATGTGCTTTTATATAAAGCAGGGTTTAAATATTCAACTTTAAAATACTCATATTCTTTTGAGTTTTTTGTCGATGTTTTGGCATCTTGACTGGGCAAAATAGTATAAATACCTTCTTCAATAGCCTTGTTAAATTTTTCTTTGTGAATAATGTTTGATACTGTCATGATTTCTATATTTTAATTATTAACTGATACAAATATACAGTAAAATGTATTAACTACCAAATAAAAATACACTTTTCTGTAAATTATTTTCACTCACCCCGAAAAAACGGGGTATAACAAGCGGTCATAGTTAATAAAGCCAATTAAAGTTTGTGTTTCATAGGTTGCGGTGTGGGTGGCTACGTTCCAAATCAAATCTTTCTCATCTATTCCAATGCAGTATTTACCCGCTTCAAAATCTTGTCTTACCCACTTAGCGAGAAAATCTACTTTGCCTTTCCGCTCAACTCGATAAACCATTCCTTCGGGCTGCTCTTTAGGACAAATAGAATCAGTCTTTAAGTTGAGTATAGGCTTCAATTCATCAACACTTATAGCATCTCCTTTATGTAGCAATCTTGGTAATGGTAATCCCATTTGCTCAAGAACTTCAAAAGGTTGTCGCTCATTGTTTGCATTGAAGTAGTCAAAAAATACGATTGGTTCTTTTTCAATATTGTAAATCAATCCATGTGCTTGATAAAGCCATTCGCCAGCAATACGTTCGCCATCATTCAGTAAGTCATTAAACATTTCAAATCTTCTACCTACCCATTTTGCAAATTCGTGATGTTGCTTGTATGGGCTTGTGCTTGCTTCATATCCGCTACGTGTCAATGCAAATATGTTTCCATCCTTCTTGGCTACACCTATATTTGAGCCATCGTATTTTTCAAACACCAATATAGTATCGTGTTTATCTCGTTTCTTTTTTGTCAATATTCGCTCTTGTCCTTCCCCTATAAAGTAGTCTTTCTCGCCGAGTTTACTGTTGGATAGGTGCGGAATACTGCCGTAATTTTTTCTATTTAATGGTTTCATATATTCTAAAATTAACTGTGGTTAACAAAGGCTATATGTCCATTGCTCGTACCTCACAACGGCACATAGCCAAACCGTTATCTATAAATTATTTCTTGCCCTTCATTGCTTCGTCTAGCCTTTTTTGAAAATTTGATTTTTTTCTTAGTTTTGTTCCTTTATCTGGTCTTGTATTCCATTTGATCATTACGTCAATTTCATCTTGATTAAATAATGATATTATCCAGGCTATCCAAATAAACAATAGAATCAATGCTACCGCACCAAAAAGCCATTGCGGAGCATTCCAATAATCCAATGCTAATACATAAACCACAGTAGACAATATCGGGCTTCTTGTAGGTAAGTTATTTTTGCTAATTACTTTTTTTGATTCCATTTTCAAATTGTTTTTGTTTTTAATAATAAGTAAGGTAGGTATTAAGTTCGCAGTAAGGAGTTATAATTTATTTAACGAACAGCTTTATTTATAGCGTCGTAAGCTAATTCTAATTCTGCACCTGTATTGTTTTCCTCACAAAATTTAACCAAATCCTGTAAAGCATCAAGCAATAATGGTGATGTTGCTATTAGTCGTTGGTCGTTTAAATTTTCTTCTAATTCTTGTTCGTACCTTTCGTCTTGTCCACTATATCTTGAGGGTTTATACAATGTACATATTATTCCGTCTTTGTTTCTTACTGCCCTGCTTTTATTAGATGTAAATACACAGTCCCACTTGCCTTTTGAACCTTTAAATTCTTTCATTTTTTGTTTTTTTCGTTTTCAAATTTAGCGTTTAGTATCATCTGAGAAACTTTTCTTTTGTTTGTTTTGTTCAACTCTTTTCTGTCAACGAGTTGCTGTAAAGTTTGGATTATTTTTTTCATTTCTTTAAAATTTATATGCTAGTGTAATAGGAACTAATGGCTTTCCTGTTTCAAAGTTAAGCCCTATGCCAGCCCCGATGAGAATTTTTTTTGTAGATAAAAATCCACTTAGGCTAATTGTTTCAATTGATTTTCCTGAACCTAAAGTAAAACTATTGCCTAAATAAAATCTTGGCTTAAAAACCGTTTTTGTAATTTCTTTTTTGATTTGCCTTTCTGAAAGATCAACCCTTAGCGATCTGCTGTAAATGTTATCTGCAATGATTGTAGAGGTTATTTTGGCGGTTTTTATAGTGTCTTTGTAAACATACTCTTTAGCTTTTTTATTTACAAAAACAGTGTCGTGAATTACTTTTGTTTTCACTTCTGGAACTTTAACAAAAACCTCTTTTATTTTTTCTGGTTTTGATTTAAAAAAAGTGTCAACGACTTTTACAATCTTTTTCTCTGTTTTGACTTCTGTTTTAATTTCTGGTTTCTGGAATAAAAAATAAGCTAAAACAGCGATTGCTAAGAATTGAAAAAGTATAATTTTCAGTTTCATCTTTTAGATTTGTAATTTAAAGCATCCTCTAGTGATAAATTAATATCATCTATTTTTTCACATATCTCAACTGCCTGATTTTCTATTTGATGTTGCATTTTAACCTTTTTTTCGATATAATTTAAAGTTGAAGTAAGTCCTTTTATATCCTCTTCTTTAAGAGGAGATCTGGGATCTAAAAGATCTTTTTTGATTTTTTTAACATCGTCGTGTAGTTTTTTCATTTTGATTTTATTTAATTAATGTTAATAGGTCTTGTAAATCTACGTATATATTGTTCAAATGCTTTTTGGTTATCGTCATTCATTTGGCACAGTTGGTCTATTATTTCGTAAGGGTCTGCATCTCTTACAAGCATTTGAACCACTCTGTTAAACGTTGCTGATTGTTGGTATCGCTCTTTGCCGTTTTTAAATTTAGCAATACATTCATCAGTCTTTTTATAAAATTCCATTTCATTCATAATTTAAATCTTAGTGTTCTTAATTAAGTTCTGTGTTGGTACTAATGTTACTTTTATTCCTTCCATAACTAATCATCAAATTTTATAACTGGCATCACAAGTCCTATGATATCACTATTACAAACTTCAATTTTCATTCTGTAATATAGTTCATCCCTACTAGTATCTTTGTTATCCGTCATGAAAGTAAGTTTAACCCTATTTTCCCCACCAGTAGCATCACAAAAACGCTTTAATATTTTTGGATTTATACCAATATAATCTCTTTTTATTATACGATCAGCATTAATAATATGATCAAAACTTGGGTAGTTGATACTATTACCTGATTTTATTTCTAGTCTAATTTCTGGTGCATTTTTACCATTACTCAAGTCGAAAAAGTGTTTTTCGTCTATTGATTGATAGCTTATATTTTTATACTTTATTAATTCTTTCCATACGGATGCTGGTATCAGTAAGCCTTCATCGGGGATGGTTTGTATAAAATCAAAATCTTCTGAGAATATTTCTTTTGTTGGTACAATAGCTAAAATGTTCATATCTGTTGCCCTACAAACTTCTTTAGTCATGTGTATGTGACTAAGTGTGTCGTTTATTTCTTTTGGAGAGGTTGCTAAATGTAGTTTAATTTTGTTTGTTAGAATGTTCATGATGTTATTGTTTTAAATTGCTTTAATGCAAATATACTAAATAAATTAACAAACAAAAAAACTATTCAATAATTTTTGCATTTTTTTCTCGCATTTCTATAATTAACTGTTTTCTTGATCTTACAAATAATTCATTGGTATTTGTGTTTCTGTAGGTGTCTGTAGCTTTCCAGACTTCTTTTCCTGTGCCGTATTCACAACCAACTATTTTAAAGCATTTTCCATCCATTTCAAAGAGTGTGCAATTCAAGCTACAGTCATTATTGTAAGGCTTCATATTTCTTTCATATAAGAATCAAGAATTACTTTAGCCATTTCATAAGACCAAACAAATAACGCCAAATACCCTAAGCTGTTTAGCCTTTTTAAAACTTCGTTTTGCTCCTGAATGTGTTTGTTGTTGGAGAGTTTACCGCTTTTCAAGTAGGGAGTTTCTTTTTTAACCTCAAGAAATAAACCTTTGTAGTGCTTATTTGGTTGTAGGATTAAAACATCTGGCAAACCTCTTGATGGGTTTCGTTGATTTTTAGCTTTTACCGCCTGTCCTATAGATAATTTTAAACCGCTTTTTTCAGCAGTGAATATAACATATGGGTATTGCAGTTTAATATAGTTGCTGATTACTGTTTGCAATCTTTCCTCTACTTTTTTCATGCTTTAAATTAAATCTTTGATGTGTTTGCCTTCAGCAATTAGCTTATCAAAGTATTTCGCCAAACCAATGTAAATAAATTCAACCTCAACTTTGCTGTTTTTTTTCCTTTCAATCTGGCTAATTAGTTTTTTGTACTCTGAATAGCTTTCATTAAGTGCGTTTTTTTTCACGTTTCTTTGAGCTTGTTCCATCATGCTTTTACGCTCTTCTGGGGTGAACTTTATTAATCCTTTCTTACCCAAATAGCTACCTACCCAATAGTAGCCATCATCAATAATTTTGTACTGAAAATAAGAATCAAAGCAATTTACAACCCCGCTATAAACTATAAGCTCTTTTTCTTCTTCTGAAATAGTTGGCTCAGGTAGTTGCTTTTTTTCTTTTGGGCGTGTTCTAAGTTTTTTAAATTCATTGAAAATCTTACCAACCAGAATATAATCAATATGATTTGATATTGGAACTATATCTAATTCGCTATTTGCGTACATTTCAAATGCTTTTTTTACCTCGCTGAGGGTAGTACCTATGCAATGCGTTTTAATCGCCTTTATGGCGTTACTGAGCCCCTCCTCTTTATCTTCTGAAAGAGACAAAAGATTACTAAGAAAATATTTAAATTTTGTTTGTAGTATTTCTTCAAGAGTTTCTGGGTTCATCTCTCGAAGCTTGTCTGTTTTTTTGTAGTTAGTTAATTCCATATTCAATTCTCATTTTTTGAGCCATGCTCATTTTTTTTGTATTAGTGTATGTTCTATTTAAGTTTTTCATCCATTCGTTTTGAAAACCACCCCACCCCTTTGAAACAATAATTTCAAACAACTCGTTCAAAGGGATTTTACTTTTTAAAACTTCTTTTTTTAAACGATTAAAAGCAGTCTCAGTATTTGCAAGTCTTTTTAGTTTTCTGTTTTTTAAAAAATCATCTACTATTTTTTTTTCAACACCTAAACCACACAAACTTTTTCTGAAAGAAAAACCAGAATGCGTATCTATATTAATACTTGTATTATTAATACTTGTATTATTCTCTTTTCGATTTTCTGACCACCCCCTTTCGATTTTCTGACTACCCCCCTTTTGATTTTCTGACCACCCCCTTTCGATTTTCTGTATAGGGTAAATTTCTCTTTTTACTATTTGCTTTCCTTCTTTTTGATAAAAAACTTTGATATGATTTTTTGATTCTAACTTTTTAATCCACAAAGAAACTGTTGATTTAGAAACATTATAAAGTTCAGAAAAATAACTGTTGGACGCCCAGCAAAAGCCTTGGGAATTACTCATGGCGGTTAGTTCAGAATAAAAAAGTTTTTCGCTTGATGATAGGTTGGTGTCATACCTTACGGTTGCAGGTATTACAGAATAAAAGTTTGGTTTTTCGCTCATTGTTTATTTGTTAAAATTTTAATTTTTTCTTTTAGCATTTCGTTTTCTAGTTTGTATTCCTCAATTGATTTTTTAGTTTGTGGAAAGAATTTAGTAAATATCATTTTAAATATTGGGTATTCTATAAAATCATATTTAAGATCATGTTTGTAGTGATGAATGACCGTTGAATGATTCAAATTTAAAAAACTACCAATATCCTCAAACGTTCTTTTAATGCCAAATTTTTCACAGCATTTTTCTCGAGCTACTTGAATAAAAACTTTTTTTGCTGTTGGTATTGGGCAAAATCTTTTTTTAGAAAGAACGTCAATGTTGCTTTTTTCCAGAATGTATTGTCTCAGTTCTTCAAAACTCATTTTTGTTTGGTTTTATTGTTAAAAAAAAAGTGGTCGAATTTGACCACTTTAAAATTACACCAACTCGTGGAGTTCAACGGGTTGGTTTTACCATTTTGTTATCGTCAACAAAATGGTTTTACCATATTACCCACGTCGGGAAAATGGTTTAAAAAGGTAGATCACCTTCTACAGTCTCACCTGAAGGTGATTTCATTGAGCTAGAATCTTTTTTAAACTCTTTTAAATTTCCTATGTAGGTAGGTTTTATTCTCTGATCTCTCCTCTTTTGTTTGTGAAACTTGAATACTTGCATTGTTTCCAAACTGATCTGGTTCATCATTAATCCAAAGAACAATATTTAAATACTTGGCACCATTTTTAAATGGGTTTCCATTTTTGTCAGTTGTTACAATTTTTGTTTTGTCAATCTTGTTAAGGTCGATTGCACCGATTAGCATTTTGCCCATCTTATTTATTATTTATTGATTTATTTTTTTTTTGAAATGATCTATAATTTGCTCCATTTTTCCATTGTAATAATCCTCAAAATCTAATTCAATGTTATTACTTTCATGAACTAAATGAAGAACACTCCTTAGTCTTTCGCTTTTTGATTTTTTACCTTTTTTCTTAAAAAATTTAGACTTTGAAAGCTTTTCTATGTAATTTACCGCATCCATTAACTCCTCCTGCAGGTGAGTTAAAAAACAATCTTTATCATTTTCTAAAAGCGTGGTGCCATACTTTTCTATGCCGTCCTTTGACCGTTGATTCATCTTTCTTATTACAGATTGAACAATAGGGTCTTTGGTTAAATCTTTCATTCTTTAATCTCTTTTAAAATTACATAAGAAGCAGAATAAGAAACTTTAGGGAGTTCAATCTCTTCACCATCAGTATTCACGTTAAGCATACCCTTTTGGTATTGTATGTAGGCTTGCTTGTGGTTCTCTTTCAAATCTTTCAACTCCTTTTCTTTTTGAGCAATATTTTCAATGCCTTTAAAGTCATACATTGTTTTGCCGTTTCTAACTTCGAATTTATATCCTTTGTATTGACCTTTGTACCCTTGTGCTTCGTTCTGTATTTCGTCAATGTTTTCTCTTTGCCAATCTTTTATATCGTTTAAAGTCTCTTCTATTTTAACTTTTTACTGATTCATTTCGATTAGTGCGTCTAGGTAGTTGAGGTTACCCTCCTCTACCATGTTAATCTCATAGGCTATTTTTTCCTGTAGCTCTTCAAATAATTCTTTTGACCCTCTCATGTTATATTGATTTTAAATGATTTGTTAATTCTTGTTTTTGCCCTGCAGTAAGATCATATTTTCTCAAAACATTTTCAATTTGCTCTTTAGTTCCAGAAAAAGAAGCCTCATACTGACTATCAGTTAGTTTTGGCTTTGCAGTGTTTATTAAAGTATTTTCTTTTCTAATTGGGTTGTCTATATCATCTTCATCAGTAGAGATATGAAAATATTTTAACAAAAAATATCTTTCAGCGTAAGTAAGTGCAGAGCCTAATCCTTTTTCCCAGTCATTTTGACCATTTGCTCCAAACAAATTTTCGTCTTTTTCACCAGTTTCGCAATCAACCCAAGTAAACTTCATTTCAACCTTACTTAGTATTTCGTTTTTTTGCTTATAAGTTTTTTCATATTTATCCCAGACTTGATAGTCTTGTCTAGTGTTTTCAATAGATAATATTTCTTGCTTTAAAATAAGATCGTTATTGTTCATTAGTGGTCTAATAAAACTTAATAATTTTCCACCAGACACATAGCTGTATTTATAACTTTTACCGTCTTTTGAAAGCCCTTTAACTTCTTTTTGGATTTTTAATAGTTTTTTGTAAATGCTCATAATATGTTTGTTTTTAGGTGTTAGATTCTACTATTTGTAAATCATTTTCTATCTGTTCTTTAGTTCCAGAAAAACAAGCTTCAGCTTGCGCTTTCAAATTCAATAAGCTTAGTAAAGTAAATTTTCTATAATAAGTTATTGCACTACCTAACTTTTGAGTGTCTTGAATATTTGGTAATTTTTTCGATGAAATGACACATTTTAAATCTTTATCAGATACATCAATTATAACGCTTTCAACATGTTCATCTGTTATAGGCTGTAATAACAGCAAACCATGTTTTTGAAGAACTGGTTTAACTTCTGAAAGTAATTTGTTAATATCAAAATATTTGCTTTTGAAAAATGGATTTTCGCTATCCTTAACGATAGCGTTCATTTCTTTTTTTGCTTCAAATAACTTCTTGTAAATGCTCATAATATATTTGTTTTTAAATGTTAGATTCTACTATTTGTAAAGCATCGCCAATTTCACAATCTGTAATGCTGTGAAATATCTCATGACCATCTTTGTCATACATCTCAAAATCAAAGTCAACTAAAATAATTTCAAGCTCTATATCTGTTAAAGGATTATCGTATGTAACGTAAGGGTCGTCTTTTACATATACTCGAACATAAATTTCAAAACGAATAATTCCACCCCTATAGTCTATTTCTTTGCTATGTTTTTGCAGAGAATCATCCATGGCATCAGGTGAAAAGCTATAGGCTTCTATTTCTAAAAGCTCCAAAACTTCTTTTTTGTTGTAGCTTGGTTTGTTAAAGATTTGACTGATTTTTTTAATTAGTGATCTCATAAATTAGTATTTTAAGTTGTTATATGTGCAAATATAACAAACATTTTAACATTGTGCAAATGTTTTGAACAATTTTAAAAAGTTTTTTTTCTGATTAGGTAAGAGGTGCCGTCTTTACACTCAAACTTTTTAGCGTTAAAATGTATGTAGTATCGTTGTAAACCACCATGAGCATGGCAGGTTTGATTGGCTTTTTTTATATCATCAGCATCAATATACATGAATGAACTAACACAATAAAAAAACACACAAACAAAGCACACAATTAAAAGCGTGGAATCGCTTATTTTAAATCCGCTTTGCTTATTTTTTTGACCCATTAAGGGCTTTTTGTATTTTCTGTAAGTTCAAAGAGGCACAAAGATTAGAGCCTTCTTTATTTTTGTAGGATGCGTCTACAACTTCAAAGAAACCGCCTGAGTATTTAAAGTGAACGCCTATAACATTGTCAAAATCGTCATTAAACTTTACAATGTGGTTTCCAAATTCATTATGATCCTTTAGGTTAATCAAAATAATATCTATCATGTAATCAATAACGCGACCTCGATTAACTTTAATTTTGTAAACAGGATAGCCGTCAATTAAAAATGGAAAGTCTTTTTTTACATAGTTGCTGTATGCTAAACCATTTTGAGATAAAAGTAAATTTAAACTGCCGTAGGATTTAGGGTTTGGAGTTAGATGCACAAATACGTTTAAACTCCCTTTGCTGTAGTCTTTCATTTGTCTAAATTGTCGTTTTCCATGTTGTTAAATTCATAGACGGCAATGGTTCTTTTTTTAATTTCTAAAGGGTTCTTTTTCACCTGTTTTTTTCCACCTCTTTTTTTTTATTATCTTTTTTCATGAACATACTTTTAGCAAAAATAACCAATAATTTATCAATTAAAAAATATTTAGTATATTTGTTTAACAACAAAACCGAATGAGTTTAGAGTTGATTTCTAAAAAAGATCATATTTGGAGAGCGTATGCCTTAAAACTTACTGGAGATAAAAACACAGCTGATGATTTGGTGCAAGATATGTACTTGAAAATTCACAATATGAAAGGAGGCTTGAATGATAGCTATATCTTCACAGCTTTGAGGTTTATGTTTTATGATAAGGTTAAGAGAAAAGACATACTTTTTTTTCCAGAAGATTGGTTTTTTAATGAAGTGAAAGTATTAGAAAAATTTGAAATTGATGACATTCAAAAATGTATTATTGATAGATTTGAAAAACTACCTTTTCATCAAAAACAATTGATCCTTGAAAGTCAAAACAAAAGTTTAAGGCAAATACAAAAAGAGTTCAATATAAATTATGCTTTTGTACATAGGGAATTGAAAAAAGCACGCAACAAATTATTTAAAGATGAGCCAACCGCCAAAGGATAAAAGAACAAAAGAGTACAAACAGTGGCTGAAAGACAACCAACAAGGGTTAGGAGACAAAGTGGATTATTTGCTAAATGAAACACCGATTGCATCAGTTACAAACGCTATCAAAAAAACAATATTTAAAGATGGTGAGGACTGTGGTTGCGATAAAAGAAAAAAGGTATTGAACAAAGTAATGCCATCAAAGCTAGTTCCTGTTAGATGCTTTACAGAATCAGAATATGCAGACTACAAACACTTCAAAAAGGTTCGGACTTTGGTAATGAAAAACGATCAAATTGAGTTCGTTGCTAAGTTGTATTCTGATATTTTCGCAAAGCAATATTTTAAACCCTGCTCAGGATGTAGCCCAAAGCCATTGTTAAGAATGATTGAAATGCTGGATAAAGTTTTTGAGAGTTATGAAAATAAGTGAAATTGAAGAATGGAAATAGCGGCAACATGTTATGATATGTTTTGGAATACAACAACAGCAAATCTAAGAACTGACATGATATTTCCTGAAGGTATAATTCATTTTTGGAGTAATTATTATAATTTTCAAGTAGGTTATTCTCTTAGCTCTACCAATGTATCTTTAATTCCTGTATGAAACTAATTCACGGCGACTGCCTAGAAAAACTCAAAGAGTTAGAGCCTAACTCTGTCGACACGATCATAACAGACCCACCCTATGGTATCTTATTCATGGGTAAAAAATGGGATTACGAAGTGCCGAAAGTAGAGGTATGGAAAGAATGCTTAAGAGTGCTGAAGCCAGGTGGCACGGCTTTAATCTTTGCAGGCTCAAGAACACAGCACCGAATGGCGGTAAATGTAGAGGATGCAGGTTTTGTTTTGAAAGACTGTATCATGTGGATTTATGGTAGTGGGTTTCCGAAAGCTACTGATATTAGTAAGCAATTGGATAAAATGGCAGGTGCTGAAAGGGAAGTTGTAGGTAAGCAAAGCATAACTGGTCAAGCATTGGGGAAAAATAAAGGATTAGGTAAAGTTGATAATGAACACAAAACTGAATGGAATATAACAGCCCCAGAAACTGACCACGCCAAACAATGGAACGGTTGGAAGTCTCACGGTCTTAAGCCAGCCTACGAGCCTATCATAGTAGCTATGAAACCAAACGATGGTACATACGCAAACAACGCTATCAAGTGGGGAGTTAGTGGGCTGAATATTGACGGGGGGAGGATACCTACGGAAGATAATTTAAACGGCGGTACTTATTCAAAAGGAAGCGAAAAAGGAGATGATTATTTTAAAGGATTAGAAAACAATACAGAAAGGAATTACACACAACCACAAGGCAGATACCCATCCAATATAATACACGATGGTAGTGATGAGGTAATTGATTTGTTTCCTGAAACTACTACAGGTACTGTAAAACCCTATGAGGCTAAAGACAATGAAATGATATTTAAGGGTTTTCCTAAAAACAAAAATATTTCCAGAAATGGAGATTCAGGATCAGCCGCTCGTTATTTCTACTCCACTAAAGAGAGCAAGTCCGACCAAGTCCAAGGCAGATTCCCAGCCAATATAATCCTAGACGAAGAGGCAGGGCGGATGTTGGATGAGCAGAGTGGGGAGTTGACAAGTGGAGCAATGAAAAAAAAATACGAAAATAAATTACATAGCACTTTTAAAGGTATTGGAAATGGTAATACTATTTGCGAAAAAAGCAAAGGCGGTGCATCACGCTTTTTCTACTGTGCCAAAGCTAGCAAGTCGGAAAGGAATAAAGGGTGCGAGGGGTTGGAGGAAAATAGCTGGGCATTGAAAAACAATTTTAGCTCAGACCCTAGAATGAATAAACCTCAAAACAGAATACCAAATCAAAACCACCACCCAACAGTAAAGCCCCTCAAGCTTATGGAGTACCTTTGCACAATCACAAAAACACCTACAGGAGGAGTTGTTTTAGACCCATACATGGGAAGTGGTACAACTGGCATAGCAAGTAAAAATACTGGCAGAGACTTTATAGGAATTGAAATGAATGAAGAGTATATCAAAATAGCAGAAGCGAGAACAAATAACTCATAAAATGAAAATAGAACCAATCATATACGAAACTACTCGATTCATTGATCGACTAGATGATAAACTTTCAATAGCAACGCTGGTATTATTTAGCTGGAAACTGGGTAATAAAACCTTTTGCGAACTATTGTACACTAAAGATCTTGAAGATTTTATCTTTAATTTAAGTCAAGAATACAAAGAGTATGATATTCAACTAGAAGTAAGGCTTCAAGATAAACAAATCAAAGAAGCATTGGTAAAAACTATCCAAAAAGTAAGAGACAAATATGATAGCGATGGATTTTTGAAAGCACTTTACGAAGGTGATGCTTACGCAGTTGTAATTGATGAAATAGTAAACTATAATTGGAACATACAAGAGTTTAATAATTTCTATAAAAACTTAAAAGATAATTCAAAAATTATATCTAATTATAAATGAAAATAACAGAAATAAAACCAAACCCAAACAATCCTAGATTCATAAGGAGCGAGAAGTTCAAAAAGCTAGTGAAAAGCATTAAAGAGTTTCCTGAAATGCTATCAGTCAGACCAATTGTGATTGATGAAAATAACATGGTACTTGGCGGTAATATGAGACTGAAAGCTTGCATTGAAGCTGGATATGATGACGTGCCAGTAATGTATTCAACAGGATGGACGCAAAAGCAAAAAGATGAGTTTATCATCAAAGACAATGTTGGTTTTGGAGATTGGGATTGGGATATGATTGCGAATGAGTGGGAGCCTGAACAACTGGAAGAGTGGGGGCTAGATTTGCCTGTTGATTTTGGAATTGAGGAAACTAAAGAAGAGGAAAAAGAAGAAGAAAAAGAAGAAAATATTTGCGAGGTTTGTGGAAAGAAAACCGTATAATTAAGAACAGTGCAAAAACAGTGTTGCTATGCCAAACACAGATGGATTAAAATCTTACAAGAAAGGGCAAAGCGGTAACCCCAACGGCAGACCCAAAGGCTCAAAGAACAGAAGCACCATTGCAAAGAAATGGCTCGAAGCTCAGGACACCATCAAAAACCCTATCACGGGAAAAAATGAAAAGCTGAGCCAAGAGGACGTGATGACACTAGCAATGATCAAAGAAGCCAGAAAGGGAAACGTAAACGCATATTCAAAGTTGATGGATTCAGCCTATGGACAGCCAAAGCAAACGATAGACCAGAATATAACTGAAAAGCCTATATTTAAAGAAATAAATTTAGATGTTTCAAGCAACGACAGCACAGAGGAAAATATCTAAACTTAGAAAACGAATTAGAATAGTACAAGGTGGCACCAGCTCGTCCAAGACGTTTTCTATCATACCCTTACTCATTCAATACGCTATTCAAAGACCTAATAGCGAAATTAGCATTGTCTCCGAAAGCATACCGCATTTAAAACGTGGTGCAATTCGAGACTTTAAAAAAATAATGATTTGGACGCAAAACTGGATTGAACAAAATTTTAATAAATCAAGCCATACTTACAATTTTACAAACGGATCATTCATAGAGTTTTTTTCAGCAGATCAACCCGACAAACTAAGAGGAGCAAGGCGTGATGTTCTTTTTATAAACGAGTGCAACAAAATAGATTTTGAAAGCTACCAACAGCTAGCAATCAGAACTAAAAAATTTATTTACCTAGACTACAACCCTTCAAGTGAGTTTTGGGTACATGAAAACTTGGTAAACGATAAAGATTCTGATTTTATAATATTAACATACAAAGACAACGAAGCACTTGAAGAAAGCATAGTAAAAGAACTAGAAAAGGCAAGAGACCGTGCACATACTTCAACCTATTGGGATAATTGGTGGAAGGTTTACGGCTTAGGTCAAGTTGGGCAACTAGAGGGTGCAGTGTTTACAGATTGGGAAATTGGAAATTTTAACCCTGATAATTTACAAACTTCTTTCGGTCAAGATTTTGGATTTTCAAATGACCCCACGACTTTAGTGGAGGTTGCCATAGACAAAAAGAAAAAAATAATTTATTTAAAAGAACATCTGTATAAGATCAAACTAACAACGTCCCAAATAGCTGAAATCAATTTAAAGCACGCTGGACGTAAATTAATAGTTGCAGATAGTGCAGAGCCTAGATTGATTTCAGAACTTAATCAAAAAGGTTGTAATGTTGTTGCTTCTATAAAAGGTAAAGACAGCATTCGTGCTGGTGTTTCAATAATGCAAGACTTCAAAATTATTATTGATCCAAACAGCCATAACGCAATAAGGGAGTTTAAATATCATATTTATGTTGACAAAGTGAGTCAAATGTATATTGACGATTTCAATCACATTATTGACCCAGCTCGATACAATGTATCGTACCACCTTTCGGGAGACTATACAATTATATTAGCTTAAATCAGAAAAAACAACAAGTAATAAAAATCAAAACATGAAAACAGTACTTTTTAAAAATGGAATTAAATTAGAAGTGTCTCAGGAAAAAGCTGAAATACTAGCGTCTCATTTAAATCTTGGTTATCAACACACGAAAATATATAATAAAGATAAGTCTTTACAGTGTGTTTTTGTTTTATGCGAAATACTTGCTATTTACTAAGTAAAAAAAATATTATATAAAATTTAGAACATGAAAACAGTACTTTTTAAAAATGGGATTGAAAAAAAAGTTTCTGAAAAAATAGCTTTAAAACTAGCGTCTGATTTAAATGCTATTAATCAACATACTAAAATCTCGAATAAAGAAGGTTCTTTAGATTGTGTTTTTGTATTGTCAGAGATAGTTGCCATCTACTAAGTAACAAAAAAAGAAAAAAATCGTTTTATAAGTATGAAAGTTACACTGCCAGAACATATAGGTGAAATCACACTTGGTCAATATCAAAAGTTTTGCGAGCTTGATAAAGATCTTGGCGAAGTCGAGCAAAAGAAACAAGTGGTTTCTGTGTTTTGTGATGTGGACGTGAACATTGTTTCGCAGTTTCCTATGGTTGAAATAAATGAATTTTATGAACAAATCAAAAAAGCATTAAATGAGCCTTGTGATTTTCAAATGACTTTCAAAATAGATGGCGTGGAGTTTGGCTTTCACCCTAACTTGGATCAAATGAACGGCTCGGAGTTTGGAGACTTTCAGAATTATTGCAATGACGTTAAAGAATACCACAGGATGCTTGCGGTTCTTTACAGACCTATTGCTAAAAAAGACAAGTTCGGAAATTATAAACTTGTAAAGTACAACGGCACCAGCGAGTATGCTGAAAAAATGAGAGATTTTCCAATGAGCGTGGTAAATGGTGTGATGGTTTTTTTTTTGAATTTAAAAAACGAATTGTATCAATCTACCCAGAAATATATAAGCAAGGCACAAGCGAAGGAGCAGAAGCGAGCGACTACTTCAAAAAGTGGGGTTGGTATGCAACCATTGTAAATTTAACAGATACAACCGAGGATGGCATTGGTAATATTTTAAAAGTTGAAAAAGTAATGAGATTAGGAATACATGAAATACACGTTTTTTTAGCTCATAGATTAGACAAACAAAAACTTGTTTCCTCAATAAGAAAAAAACAAACTCAAAAATGAATCAGTATAGCCAGCTTTTAAAATACTTTAAGGAGTTAGGGGAATCCGATCTATTTATCAACACAATAGCACAGGGTAGGCTAAGCAAAGCATTTTTAGACAAAGGTGATATATACCCTCTTTTACATATTGCAATCGACACAGGGAGATTTACAAATGGTAATACTATTGTTTTTAATGTAGAGCTTACGTGCGTACAGCAAAGAGACACCAACAAAGAAATTGTAAACGATAAATTTTACAATAACGACAACGAAGTGGACAATATGAATGAGATGCTAGCTTCTTTAAACAGGATTTGGAATATAATGTATAACGATTTATGTGATAAAAATATCTTGTCTAGTGAGAATCCTCCCTTTTCTCAAATAGAAAATGAATACGCAGACAACCTTGATGGCTGGCAGTTGACTTTTGATGTTGAAATGCCAAACACAATTCTAAACATTTGCAAAAATAATGAGTGCGTCTAATGTAGAAAAAGAGTTTAATCTATTTGGCAAGCGAATCATAAAGCAAGCCAGAACGGTGTTGAGCAAAAAAGGAATCAACGCCACGAAAGACCTGTATGATTCGATGCGATACGAAACGAAGGTCTTTAAAAGTGGCGCCTTAGAGTTTTCTTTTTTCATGGAAGACTACTGGAAATTTGTTGACGAGGGGGTCAGGGGGGTCGGGGGGTCAAAAGCAGACGGTAGCCAGTGGAAGTTGAAAAAGAACACAGGAAAGTTCAGGTACAAAGATAAAATGCCACCCCCAAAAGCATTCAGCAAATGGCTAACGATAAAAGGTAAAAACGTAAGAGATGCACGTGGTAGGTTTGTGAAAAGAAAATCAGCACAGTTTGCAGTTGCAAATGCGGTTTACCATCAAGGAACTGAACAAACAGACTTTTTCAGAAGACCATTTGAATTGGCATACCAAAAGCTCCCAGATGATATTGTGAGAGCGTATGCAAATGACTTAGATAAATTTTTAGATTTTACAGTAAATAAATAGCAATATGTTTAAACAATTATTCTGCAATCATGACTACGAAAAAATAGATCAGCAAACCATTAAAAGTGAATTTGAGTTAGTTAAAGAAATGGGGTTCAGACCTACAACATGGCACAGCATGAAAAGAAAATATATTCATTTTTATAAATGCAAAAAATGTAATAAACTAAAAAAAATCGTGTTAAAACCAAACAGATTTTAAAATGATCAAAACAAGAAGCACATACAGCCTGACCTACAACTTAGATTTTTCATTTGATACAATTATTGATGTTTATATCTGGCAAGGAGATAGTGCAAGCGTTCCAGCAAGTCCGACCTACACCGTAACCGACACTAATCCCGAATCAAAAGCAACCGCAACGATAAACATAGCAAACTGGATTAATGACTTTATAGAGTTTGAAACATTTTCAAGAAGTGGCACAGGATTGGTGAATAACCCAAACACTTTAAACGTCCGAATTGATCGGACAGTTGATGGAGTTACCACAAACCTACTACAAGATTTTGGAGTGAAAGGTTACTATTCAGCAATCGAAGGTTTAAATGTAGGCTTGCCATCAAATAAAATATTGATGCAAGGAGAGTACATGAGAGCAAACAAAACTAGTAAGGTTTTGATTCCTTTAGTTCCAGACGGCACAAACGTTCAAATTGTTTCAAGTCCAAACAGTGAAATAAATTTAGATTTAACCGTTGCGACTTCAACAGATACCGCAGACTATTTCAAAAGCGTGTGGGTTGATTGTTCGGAGTTAGACCAAGACAATGAAATTGAAGTAACATACAATAGTGAAACGTACTTGATCGAGGTTGTTGAAGAGTGTAAGTATGATCCAATAGATATTTTCTTTATTAACAAAGAGGGGCAAATGCAATCTTTTACTTTTTTCAAGGAGCGAAAAGAAAGCATGAAAACCACTAAAGATACTTTTCAAAGAAGTGGTGTCTCTGTGTTTAACGGGAATCATCAATATGTAGATTACAACCTAAACGCACGTACTAGCTTCAAAATGAATAGCGGTTTTGTAGAGGAATCGCAAAACGAAACTTTTAGACAAATGCTAAACAGCGAAAGGGTATGGCAATACGATGGCTCAAAGTACATTCCTCTAAACTTAGAGACTTCAAGTGTGGAATATCAAAACATGGTAAACGATAGGCTAATAAAGTACACAGTAGAATTTAAGTATTCTTTTGATGAAATCAGCACGATATGATTGTAGAATTATACATAGAAGGTGAAAAAATAGATCTATTCGGAGACGAAAACATTGAGATCACTTCTGCTGTTGCTGATATTTCAGACATTACTAAAAATCTAACAGACTACTCAAAAAACTTTACAGTACCTGCGTCAGCCAAAAATAATAGAATATTTAAGCATTACTACAACGCCCTTATAGATAACACGTTTGATGCTAGATTAAGAAAAAACGCTAGCATATATCTAAACGGCGTTTTGTTTAAGAAGGGTAAGATTCAGCTTAACAAAGTAAAAGTTGAAGGTGAGAAGCCAAGCAGTTATGATCTTAACTTTTTTGGCAATCTTTTAAACTTATCAGATAAAACAAAAAAAGATAAGTTGTCAGCTTTAGACTTGTCAGCGTTTGACCACAATTATAATGGTGCTACGATCAAAACAGGGCTTGAAACAGGATTGTTTGGAGGTGATATAGTTTACTGTTTGTTTTACAAAAAGCAACTTCTTTATAATTCTGACCCTAGCAATACTACAAATACAGAAACGCTATCAAACATAGCTTGGCAGGGTGGTGCAAACAACACTGGCGTTGACTTCAATTTTTTAAAGCCATCAATAAAAAATATCAGAATCATTGAAGCCATAGAAACAAAGTATGACATTAATTTTTCACGCGATTTTTTCGGTAGAGAAGAGTTTTTAAAAAGTTATTTGTGGGTAAATAACGATAGTGAAAACACTGCTGGAGGTGGTTCTGTTCAGCCTTTTTTTGATGGCGGAGACTTGCAGTTTATAGACCCTACAACTAACTATTTTAATATTACAATAAGGATATTCAACCCAGACCCTCCAAATAGCTATCAAATTTTTTTCATAGACTTTACAGTAACTCCAGAGGTAGGTTATGAGTCAGTTCCGTACACTATAAAATATTTTAGAAACGGATCTTTAATTAGCACTGCCTTTTACCCAACTGGCGGAACAAGAACAAGGAACAACACCTTTACAGATCAAAAAGAATACGAAGCCTACTATATTATAGAATCAGAATTGGAGCTTAGCTTTACTACAAATTTAAGGCAACGAGGATTTTCCAATATTGGTTCATTAACAGACACCAACTGCACTTCAAGTGTTCAGACTATAGGTAGTTCGCTTAGAGTAAGTGAAGAACTCCCAGACATTAAAGTTATAGACTACCTGAAAGGATTGTTTAAAATGTTTAAGCTGGTTGTGGTTCCTACAAGTGAAAATGATTTGTATGTAAACACGCTAAATGATTACTACAAGCAAGGCGATTTATTTGACATCACAAAATATGTAGATCGATCAAGCTACGAAGTGAAACGAGGTGATTTACTCAATGAAATCAACTTTACTTTTGAAGAGCCTAAGTGTATTCTAAACGTAGAATTTGAAAAGCAAAACAATATCTATTACGGTAATGAGGAATCAAAAGTAAGAGTAGATCAGTCAGACCCTAATTCAGAATTGATTGACGGCAAAAAGAAAGATTTTGAAGTGCCTTTTGAGGTTATCAAATATGATCGGCTAACAGATCAGAATGACGACGTGCAGACTAATGTAATGTATGCACCAGTAGTTGATGAAGAGTTGAAACCCGTAAACCCAGCACCGCACTTGCACTATGTAACCAATCAAAGTTTGGGAAATAAAACAATCGGGTTTATTGATGAACTAGATAACAAAACCGAAGTTACTAAAATCAACATACCACTGCATTGTGATAGGATAAATGAGCCTAATTTTTCGCTTTTATTTAGTCAAGAATTTAACGAGTGGGATGGTGCAATAATGCCAAATACATTGTACTCAAATTACCATGCCGAGTACATTTCAAACATATTCAATATAAAGCGTAGAGATTACAAATTCAAAGCGTTTTTACCTTTTAACATTACCAACAATCTTTCACTTGATGACGTTCTAAAAATAGACAACAATTATTTTAGAATCAATAAATACACTATCAATTTAACAACAGGGCAAACTCAATTAGACTTGATTAGCTCTTTTGGTAAACTAAACGTATTTGCATCAGAAAGGACAACAATAAGCGTTGATTTTGAAAGTCAAATAGAAAGTGTATTTGTGTTAAACGGTACAAATATATCAGTAAGTTTAAATGACACAGGAAACGGGACTGGATGGGTTGCAACTTCAACAGTAGGGCAAAATGTTTATTTTGATTTTTCAGAAAACACCTCACTTGCACCAAGGACTGTAACAGCTACTATAGAAAACTTAAACAACCCTCCTGAAAATATTTTGATTACTTTGATACAGGGTGGTTCTGAAAATATAACAGCAGATAATAATTCAATAACAGTAGATAGTAATTTTATAACATCAGATAATGGCTAAACAAATAATAAATATTGGTACAACCGCCAACGATGGAACAGGTGATCCGTTGAGAACTTCTTTTCAAAAGACAAACAGTAACTTTAATGAACTTTATGGAATGACTGGATGGGGTGTTTATTCAGATACTGAATACACTTCTGCAAGTCCACTCACTGTTACAGCAGGAACGCCTAAACAAGCACTTCCAAACAATGCAGGTAGTAAAATAGAGGCTCAATTACCAGACGATGTTTCTACATTTTATGATGGGACAACAATAACAGGGAGAGATGGAGATGGTATTTTAATTACTTTTGAGTTAAAAGCAAAGCCAGCTACAAACGCAAGCGATGTAAGGTTGTTAACTACCATTGATATAGGTGGCTCAATTGGGGAAATATACACAAGCGAATATTTTTTAACTAAAGGTGTTGGAGTTGAACACCACATATTAAAAACAATAAATGCTTACACTTTGGATACATGGGAGTCAAATGGCGGGACTGTAATGATAGAATCCTTTAACTCAAATATCGAAGTTTACGATATAAGATATATAATAACCAGAACACATAAAGCAAGGTAATGTTTGAGATACTAAAATCACTTCAAGAATTTGAATATTTAGGTGCTGGTAAGTACACAGAAATAGCGAAAGGAAAGTACGAATTAGACCACAGCTGGAAAGCTACTAAAAGAAAAATAAAAAGAGTATGGGCATCGAGAGGACAGTAAAAATAAAGGTTGACAACAAGGATGCTGTTAGTGGAGCCGATGAAATCAAAAAGTCATTTGAGGATTTAACCAAAACAGCTAAGGATTTAGAAAAAGAAATATCAGAAACTACCGATCCTAAAAAGCTAAAACTTTTAAAAAAGCAACTTTCAGAAGTAAATAAGGAGCTTGGCAAAACAGAGGAGGGTTTTAAGAAAAGCAAAAAATCTGCCAATCGTTTTGGTAATGCGATCAGAGGAATAGGAACTGCGATCAAAGCCACTGGCATTGGATTGCTTGTTGCTGGCGTTGCTAAACTATCGATGGCATTTGCTGAAAACTCAAAAGTGTCTAAAGTATTCAAAGAAACTTTTGAAACTATCAATTTGATTTTTGGTGATTTTGTAACTGCTATAGTTAATGCTGTTGAAAATGTAAGCAAAGTAACTAATGGATTTGAATCTTTAAAAAAGACAGTTCTTGGTGCTATTAATATAGCGTTGACACCTTTAAAACTTGCTTTTTTAGGAATTAAAAGAGGTGTTCAAGAGGTGCAATTAGCATTTGAAAAAACTATTTTTTCTGGTAAGGATAAAGAAAAAATAAAGGAGCTTGAGGAATCAATAAAAAAGACAAATGAGCAAATTATAAACACTGGAAAAAAATACAAACAAAGTGCAGAGGATATAATAAATAATATAGGAAAGGCTGTTGAAGAAATTACAAAAGTTACTGAAGAATCAATCAAAAAAGTTTCTAAAATAGATATTGAAGAAAAGTCAAAGCAAGCAAAGGCACTGGTCAAACTTCGTGAAGAAACAAAAATAGCTATTGCCCAAAATGAACTTATACTTTTAACAAAGCAAAAAGAAGCCGAGTTGCAGAGGCAAATAAGAGACGAAACTGAAAATGATATAGCTACTAGAGTAAAGGCAAACAATGAACTTAAAAAAATACTAGAGGATAGCAATAGACTTCAAATAGCGAATGCACAAAAAGCAATAGAACTTGCAAAATTAGAAGTTCAAGCTAGTAATGGAAGTTTGAATTCTAGACTACAACTTATAGACGCTGAGAAAAACTACCAAGATGTTTTGGACACTACTGCTGGCTTTGTTAGTGAACAAAAAACAAACAAAACGGCACTTACTCAAGAAGAAATAGATCTAGAACAATCGGTAATAGATGCAAAAAATGAAAGATTAATAAATGAAAAGAATTTTCAGGCAGAGCAAGAAGAAAACGAATTGCTAAAACTTGAAAGACTAAAGGAAAATCTTGACTTTGAAAAAGAACTTCTACTAGAAGACCTTGAAAGAAAAAAAGAACTTTACAAAGAGGGCACTCAAGCACGTGTTGATGCTGAGCAAGCTTATTTAGATGCTAAGCAAGAACTAGATCAAAGAGAGATACAACTTGACAATGAAAAAACCAAGATTAAAAAGAAAAACGCTAAGTCAAGTGCAGAGTTTGAGCAAAATTTGGCAAATAGCACTTTTCAATTATTAGGAAGTTTAGCAAAAGAAGGTTCGGCATTAGCTAAAGGGGTTGCGATTGCACAGGCTACAGCAAGCACCTTTCAGGGTATTAACAAAACATTGGCAGAAACTACAGACTTTACACCAACTCAAAGTTTAAGATTTGCAAACGCCGCAATAGTTGGAGCTAGTGGATTTGCAAATGTTGCTAGTATTTTGTCAACTCCTGAAAGTTCACAATCAGCACCAAGCGGTTCGGTTAGCCAATCAACACCACAAGTGCAAGCACCTTCTTTTAATTTGGTGCAAGGCACTGGAACTGATCAAATAGCTGAAAGCATACAAACCCAAGACCGACCTATTAAGGCTTATGTAGTGAGTTCAGACGTTTCTAGTCAGCAGGAATTAGATAGGAATGCGGTGGAAACAGCAACGCTATAATCCAAAAGTGTAACAGTTTCGAGTTTTTTTCGTTATATAAGTATGAAAAAGAAATTTAAAAGATATATTTTAAGACTTAATCCAAAAAATGGACACGATGTTAATCTTGTATCTATTGTTGGTCAACCAGCTATGAAAAACGATTTTGTAGCACTGGCAGATCAACAAGTAAAGTTCGCTACAGTTAATAAAGATAAAAGAGAGTTAATTGGTGTAGTCTTAGAGCCAAATAAACCAATTTACAGAAACAACGGAGAGGAGGAGTACGAAATAGTTATACCAGAAGATGTTGTGAGAGAATCGTTACTTTCTTTTATGAAAAACGGTAATCAAAACAATTCAAATATAAACCACGAAAGCAATCTTAAACTAGAAGGCGTTACTTTTTATGAAAATTGGATTGTGGAAGATGAGAAAAACGACAAATCAAATATCTACAATTTAAACGCTAAAAAAGGTAGTTGGGTAGCAAACATGAAGTTAGAATCTGAGGATATATGGAATGATTATGTTAAAACTGGTAAGGTAAAAGGATTCTCCATAGAAGGTAATTTTATACATGAAGAAATTAAATTAAATAGTGATATGAGTAATAAAGTAGAATTAAACGAAGATTCCAAGTCGTGGTTTGAGTCTCTTTTAAAATCTGTATTCAATTCAAAAGCTGAGGCGGTATCTTTGAAAGAAGACAAAGTAAAGCTAGAGGAAAAAGAAGAGGACAAAAAAGAAGAGGAGACCGAAATGGAAGTGGCAGGGCTTACCGATGAAATGAAAACCGAGATCATGGAAATGATCAAAGAGGTAGTTTCAGGCATGACTACCGAAATGGAAAAGAAAGAAGAAGAAAAAGAGGTGGCAATGAAAGCTGAAATTAAATCTTTGAAAGAAAAGGTAGTTGAGCTTGGCAAACAGCCAGTAGCTAAAGCTGTGAAGTCTGCACCAACAGCAAAAGAAAATGAGAGCATGGTAGAATATTTAAACAGAGTAACACAATAACAAAATAAAAAAAAATGGCATTTACGAGTGATATTACAACCAATTTTATTGGTGAAGTAGCAGGAGATTATATTAGGAAGGCAATTAAGCAATCAAACACAATCAAAGATAATCTAGTAACAATTTATCCAGATCTAACTAGCAATGTGTATGTTAGAAAAATTGAAGTAGAAGAAGGTTTTGTTGATTATTCTTGCGGTAGAAACCCACAAGGATCTGTTATTCTTTCTGAAAAATTACTAGCTCCTAAAAAAATAATGTGGCATCCAGAGTTTTGTCTAGAAGACTACAGACAGCTTTGGACTGCGGCTCAAATGGGTTTTTCGGCTCACAATGATGATTTACCTCAAACAGAAAAGGCGGCAATACTAATGCAAATGGCAGATATTATTGCAAGATTTATAGATGTTCAAATATGGGAAGGTGATGGAACTTCAGGTAAATTTTCAGGACTTATACCAGCATTTTTAGCTGATGCTGATGTAATTGACGTCGCAACACCAGTTGCAATCACTTCTGCAAATGTAGAAGCTGAATTAGGTAAGTTTATTGATGCTATTCCAGACGAGGTGTTAAACTCACCAACTTACAAAATGGGGGTTTCCACCAATGTTATTAGAGCTTTAAGAAGAATTTACGGAACTCAAGCGAGAACTAATGGTACTTTCTTAAGTCCTAACTATGCTGAGTTTGAAGGCTATACTTTGACTGAAATAGGTGGTCTAAACGCTAACACAATGGTTGGTTATGACACTAAGCAAGTGTTTTTTGGAACGGGGTTACTTTCTGACTTGAACGAAGTAAGATTGGCAAACACAAACGAAACTTTACTAGATGGCAAAGTGATCGGTTCTGTAGTTATGACTGGCGGTGTTCAATACGGCTTTGGTGGAGAAATTGTTCTTTACAGAGCTTAATCAATAAAATAGATAGATATGGCATGTAGTGATATTACCCAAGGAATTGGGAGACAATGTACAAACACACTTGGAGGTGTTCAAAAAATTTACATCTTCAATAATTTAGAAGACCCATTTACAATTAGTGCAGATGGTTCTGAAGCTACAGCTATGAACATTTTACTGACGCAGTCTTTTGAGTTTGACGTTACAGGAGTTGGAAATATACTAGAACAAAACGTAGTAAGTTCTCGAGATACTTTCACTTCTGTAAATACTCAAACTATCACAGCTTTACTTGGTGGCATGAGTGCAACTAAGCACGCTACACTAAATTTTTTAGTTCAATCACGAGCAATGGCAGTGATTAAAGATAGAAATTCAAACTATCACGCAGTTGGTATTGGTCAAGACTTAAACGAAGGAATAGACTTTAACAATGTAGCAACTACTGGAGGGGCGCAAAGCGACTTCAACGGCTACACATTGACAGGAACTTCAATAGTAAAAGACTTAGCGCCAATATTAGATAGTGCAACAGTAACAGCGTTTTTAGCTACAGTTCAAGCAAACGTATAAATTTAGGTTTTTATAGTTTTAAAGAAGCCCCCTATTCAGGGGGTTTTTTTATTTTCTAATTCTATTTCTTTTCTTAAATATTCCTCGTGTACGGGGAGTAGCCAAGCTATTGGAGAATCTTTACCTATGCCAAGATATTTACATGTTGTAGCAGAAAGCGGATGGACATCTTTTAAGCACCCATGTTTGTGAAACATTATTGATCTAAAAATACAAATAGACCTTTTTATCTCATCTTTTAAATTGTCAAGTTCTTTCGACTTTTCTATAAATAAATTATCAAGTACTTCTTGCTTTTGGATAAATAACCTTTCACGTTCTTCTGACTTTTTAATGAAATCTTTTAGTATTTCTTCCATATTACTCACACTCGACTACAATTCTTAAATTATTTGAGTTTGCCGTAACCTTTCCATCATCACCGCAGTTATCGGAATAGTATTGCTTTATGGTTTTTCTACCGAATTGGTAATATTGAGCATAACATTCACAACCACCATTGTCATCACTATTACAACTTGCGAAAAGTCCTAATGCCAGAATAAAGATTAATTTTCTCATTTTTTATCTATTTAATTAATGTTAATTTGTATTTGCGTCCTTCTATTTCGGCTTCTTTACCATCTAGATTATTAGAGTTTAATTGAGCTATAAACGCTTCGTATTCTTCTTTTGTAACTTTATTACCTTTTACCTGATAAAAACCATCTGAATTTTTAAAAGCTATTTCATTACCGTTTTCGTCTAATGTACAATCGTATGAGTAACCAGTTGCATCTTTAAAAGTTAAAAGATATCCATTTTCATCGAAAGTTCTTTCTTTTATTAAGTCTTTTTTTTCATACTTATGATAAGCAACAATATCTGAATTTTTATGATAGGCTTTGATTATTGTTCTCATTTTATCTTATTTTAATTTTTATTAATGCAAATATAGCAAATAAATTAACAACTCAAAATAAACTTTGTAACAAAAAAACAAATATTTCGTTTTATAAATATGAAAGTAGTTAATCCAGATAATGTAAATCACACGATTGATCTTGTACCAAGATCATACGTTACGCCTGTTGTTTTGGAGTTATACAACGAAGTTACAAAAGTTAGTACAGAGGTTTCTAATGTTTCAACGTTAACAGACGGCATACTTTCATTAAACTTTGATTTTTCTTTTTCAGAAAATGACAAATACCAAATAAAAGTTTCTTATGGAACTGAAATTTTGTATCGTGGTAAGTTAATTGCAACAACGCAAGACCCACAAAAATATAAACTCACAAAAGATTTGTATTTCTATGAGTAATGAAATAAGATTAGTTCAATTAAATAGCTACGTTCGCCCAAAATTACAAGAAAATAAGACTAAAAAATGGGTGATGAATGGTATAAATAATGACTTTTACCAGTATATTATTGATCGTTACAATGGTAGCCCCACAAACGCCGCTATTATTAACAGCTACATTGATTTAATCTATGGTCGTGGACTTACTAGCGATGATAAAAAAGCTGTTGAACTACTAAATGAGTGTACAGATGCAAAGGAGATTAAGAAAATAGTATCAGACAAACAGTTATTTGGTGAGGCATACATTCAAGTAATAGCAAAAATAGATAGCAAAAACCTACCTGAAATAAAGCACATAGCTACCAACAAAGTAATTCCTGAAATTGAGGACGAAGAAGGGGTCATAAACGCTTATTGGTTTAGCAACGATTGGAAAAATACAACCAAACCTGAAAATAAACCTGAGCGTTACCCTGCTTTTGGTAATAAAGCACCTATTACCATTTTAAAAATAAGTCCTTATAAGGCTGGAAAAAACTACTTTGCTGATCCTGAATATTTAGCTGGCTTGCCTTATGCTGAAATGGAGGAAGAGATCGCAAACTATTGCATCAATCATATCCAAAATGGATTGTCTTTTGGTTATATCATAAACATTCCAGGGGGTGCAAACTGGGATCCAGAACAAAGAGCAGAATTTGAAAGAAAAATCAAAACAAAGCTAACAGGAAGCCAAAACGCTGGCAAATTTATATTAGCTTTTAATGGTGCTGATGTTGAGGTTACTGTAGTACCTTTAAACATAAATGATGCACACAAGCAGTGGGATTTTTTAACACAAGAATCAAGACAGCAATTGCTCACGGCTCATAGAGTTACAAGTCCGATGCTTTTTGGAATCAAAGACAATACAGGTCTTGGGAACAATGCAGAGGAATTAGACACCGCAGAAATACAACTTTACAAAAGGGTAATAAAGCCAAAACAGCAATATATTACAGATGCTATAGCAAGTATATTTAGGTTGTATGGTCATGAGTTTGATTTTTATTTTATACCACTAACCGAGGTAACGGCAGATGCTTCAAAGTCTTTTGATTCTGGGCAATTATCATCTGCAATGCAAATAATTCAAAACGTAAATTCTGGATTACTTACAGAAGAGCAAGGAAAGTCTTTACTGGCTTCCATGCTTTCTTACCCTCAAGAAGAGCTTGAAAATATTTTTAAACAGACACCACAAAAAAAGATCAATGATGATGTAGAGCAACAACTTCACGAACATGGTCATGGTTGCGGTTGTGATAGTGTAGAGCTAAACGAAACACCAATACAAAAAGTGATTGATAGCATTGCAGATGAATTTGTAATGAGTGGCGAAAAAGAAGAGGACATTTTAGAAGAATTTGAAATGATCATGCAGGATGATGAAGCCTTTAACGTAAGCGAAAAAAAACTAAATGAAAGTGTAGTAAAGCTCGCAAGGTCTCCACTATCGTACCCAAACAGAAAAAGCAAACAAGATACAAGCCTTTTTAAAATCAGGTATCAGTACAAAGGTGCAAGTGAAGGGCAAAGGGAGTTTTGCGAAAAAGTTTTGAAAGAAAATCGTGTGTATCGTTGGGAGGACTTAGAGAATGCAAGCAAAAAAGTAGTCAATAAAGGCTTTGGATTGAAGGGTGCAAATACCTATGACATTGCAAAGTACAAAGGAGGCGTAAATTGCAAGCATTTTTGGCAAAGAAAAATCTATTTAAGGCGAAACAACAAGGCTTTGAAAAGCGTAAACGAAGCTAGAAGAATGATTTTAGCACTACCACTGGACGAAAGGGATGACGCACGTTGGGTGCAAAACCCTAAAGAGGTTGCACAAGTAGCAAGCCCAAGTAATAATTTTTGGAAAGCATCTTAATCATGGCAGAATTACTACTCATAACACCACAAGAAATAACAGAGACCACTGTAATGGGTGGTAATATAGATATTGATAAATACAGATTTGCAATTGCAAACGTACAGTTGTTGGTTTTGGAGCCTTTGCTGGGCTCTGAGTTGTATGATAAAATTAAAACAGACTTTCAGGCGAGTACTTTAACAGGTTTGTATTTAGAGCTTTACAATGGATATATAAAGCCAATACTTAAAAACCAAACTGCAGGCAAATACATTTCTGTTTCATCTTACACCGTTGACAATGGTGGTATTTACACACACCAAGCAGAAAACGAAGTTGTACCTTCAAGAAAAGAGATTGAAGTATTTGCAAATGAGTATTTTGGCATGGCTCAATCTTTCATAACTAGGTTTTATGATTGGATTTGTAAAAACCCTTTGCCAGAATACAAAAGGTATCAGGATGGTGTAGACGCTCAAAAAGAAATGAACTTGATGGCTGGATTTTATTTTGGCACCGCTCAAAATGCAAATAAGTGGGAGCGATACAGTGGCGTTAATGAATGCGACAATAACTGCAAAAATGATTTAGATGGCTGTTGTAATTGAACCATACTCAAGAAAGTGCAAAACTACGCTTGGCAAAATAAAGCACGCCTATCTTTTTGAATTTGTGAAATACAATCGTTCTCAAATTAAGAGTAGTGGCATGAGTCTTACAGCCTTTCCAGAAACTTTGATTTATAAGTTTGATGTAGAGGGAGACTTTACTCAAAATTCAAGTGATGATCAGGGTTCGTACTTTTTTGATCAAACAGTGAATTTAAAATTAAGTGAGGTTTATGATATTTTAGACGTTCACAAGTTTTTAAAAACAGATTGGAGAATCATTGTAGAGACTTACAACAATGAACTTTTGATTTTTGGGGTACGCAATGGAATGACTGCAAAGGTGAGCAATCAGTCAGGCGCCTCTAAAAGCGATTTTAACGGCTTTAGCTTAGCTTTTACTGGCAAAGAGGAAAAAACGGCTTTACTCATTAGTAGCCTTGAAGATTTAGGCTTTATTGAGTTTATAGAAGAACAGTTTTTAAATTATGATTTAAATTTTGATATATAAATAACATGAGATTACCATTTGATAAAAAGCTACACATAGCTTTCGGATTTTTTATTGGAATGACAACAATGCTAGTTCTAAAGGATTTTGGATTTACTAGAAACCAATACATAGGAATCGGCGTTTTTGTTACTTTTTTGATTGCCGTAGCTAAAGAAATTTATGACAAAGCAACAGGCAAAGGAACTTTTGAGAAAGCAGATATATTTTATACCATGGTAGGTTGCTCTGCAATCATTTTTTATGATTTTCTAAAAACAATAATTTAAAATGCAAGCAACAAAAATAACTTGGGATGACAAAGTTGGTTTAAAACCTAGAAAAATAAGGATAAACCAGTGCCAAGATCGAGACCTAAACGAAATAAAAACTGCAGTAAATAACAATGCAGACCTTTTAAATCAGTTTACGTTTAGCGACCCTCTTGGGAGTATTGGTATTGGTGGAACCCCAACCGCAAAACTTTCGGTAATAGGAACAAGCCCTGGGCAGGATTTACTTGATGTAACGGATGATGCGGGTAATGAGAAAATGAAAGTTTCTGACGTAAGTACTATTATTAAAGGTAATGGTAATACTAAAGAAACCGCTTCTTTAATAGTCGATAACATATTAGGATATGTATCTCCTTTTAATCAGTTTATCCAAGTATGGAAATCAGCTGGCGTAAATATTCTTGAATTGAATTCAGGAGGTAGTTTAAGATTATTTGGTAGTAACTCTAATTTTTCATCCTCTAAATATACAATATTATCAGATGGTGCATTAAATTTTCCTAATATTTCACGAGGAGGTGCAAACTCATCAGGTATAACTTTTAAAGCAAACGACTTGCTTTTTAGTCATTTAGGTACTCAAGAGTTTAGATTAGTTGCTGGTGGTGTTATTATTGGTAATTCTACTAGTAAAGAAACTACTGCAAAATTACAAGTAGATAGTAATACGCAAGGATCTATACACTCCCCTAGAATGACCGAAGCTCAAAGACTAGCTATAACATCACCAGCAATAGGCTTGCACGTATATCAAACAGACGGACTTGAAGATGTTAAAGTAAATAAATCAAATGGATGGGAATCTTACGTTACTGTTTCAGAATATACTGTTGCGAATTTACCAACAGGAGTAGCTAATAAACTTGCTATTGTTACAGATGCCTCTGCAATAACTTATAGAGGCACGGCAACAGGAGGTGGTTCTGATAGAGCGTTAGTTTTCTTTGACGGTACTAACTGGATATATCATTAATAAACAAATAAATCAATAAAAAATGTTAGCAGCAATAATAACAGACAACGAACATATTTACAACCAACTTGAAAATAAGAGTGCAAAGCTTGTAAGGGCAATTAAAAACGAAGGATATAGACCAACTTCCAAAGGTGCTATAGTCTATGTTTATACCTACGCACTAATCATAGATGACGAAGGGAATAAAAGTCTAGTTTTAGCAAAAGATCACATGAGTGCAGTTCCTTTGTTTTATACAAATGCAGAACTTGATGCTTTTTTCTCAAGTTTTAACGACCCTATTGAGCCATCAGAAAGCTACACAACAGAGTTTAAAAAAATACTAGAAGCGGTATTACTTCAAGACACGATATCTAAAGGTTATTTTAACGGTGATGCTTGCCAGCCATATAATCATGGAGATAGTTAGGATAATTTTATCGCTAATATTGGTTATATTAGCGGTATTGATCTTTTCAGTACTTTCTGTAGTTGGTTTTTTCTGGAGTTTATTTTATCTCAAATTTTCTGGGCTATCTAATTACTTTTTTAGAATAGCATTAAGCATAAACCAAGTAGGATCTTTAGTTTTTAAAGGTCTATTCAATGACACCCTAATTAAAAAATCAAGCGGGTTTAAGTTTGGAGACGAGGACACGCAAATTAGTGAGGTGATGGGCTGGAATGAGCGGTATTTTGGATTGACAAAAATAGGCAAATGGCTTGTTGGTCTTTTAGATTTTCTGGATAAGGACCACTGCGAAAAAACACTATTTAAAGAGGTTGAGAAATCAAAAAACAAAGTTGAATTATTTAATAAATTAGAAAATGAGAGACAAAAAAGAAGCTATTGAAATTTTAAGCCAAGCTCTTAACAAAGCAAGCAAAGCAGGGGTTTTTTCACTTGACGAAGCTAAAATGGTTATCAGTGCATTTGACTTTATTATTATAGAAGAACAAAAAGAAAAAGAAAATGAGAATATATCTTAGAAATATCATAGTCGCATTAATGGCTTTTTTAGGCGTTTTAAGCGACTTTAATAGTTTTGATATTCCATACTATTGGTATATCATTCTTTTTGTAATTTACGTGGGGCTATTGTACTCAAACAAACCAATAAAAATTAAATAATGCCTTTAATGATACCACAAGGAATAGAATGCGTGCCGACTTATGTAGTAGCTGGGGTTATTTCTGTGGCTTCTGGTATTATTATTCATTTGGTGAAGAGAATAAAAGAAAAAGAGAAATACAGCAAAGATATTGTATCTGGATACCTTGATGACTTGAGAGAACAGAGGGCAAACATTCAAAGTATTTCAGACAAAAAAACTACTTTAGTATTACAGAATTTAGAGAATCAAATAACCAAGCTTGAAGTTATTTTTAAAAATCTAAATATCAAGTAATGTTTTGGAATAATGGAAAGCAAAAAAGGGAGAAAATCCTAAAGAAGCTACAAATTGAAAGGCTAAGAAAAGAAAATAAAGAGCTATATAAAAAGGCGATTCTTCAATATTCAATTGAAAAATGAAACTAACTAAAAACTTTAGTCTTGAAGAGTTTCAAAGTAAGGACGGTTCGCCAATGCCAAAAGATGTTTTTTTTAACATTCAGAAGGTAGCAAATCAACTTCAAACCCTAAGAGACTACATCTGCTACCCTATTCATATCAATTCAGCATACAGAAGCCCACGACACAATAAAGCAGTTGGTGGTGTTAAAAATTCATATCACTTGCTAGGCATGGCGGTTGACATTAAGATTAACGGCGTACCTCCAAAAGTTATTTACGATGCTATTGAGTTTCTTATTTCGGAGGGTTCAATGCTTCAGGGTGGTTTAGGTTTGTATTCTAATTTTGTTCATTACGATATTAGAGAGACAAAAGCTAGGTGGTAAAAAAAAACCCAGCACAAGCGGGGAGCCGTAACTGGGTTTACTAACCAACTTAAAACTATTTTTCTATTTTTTATATTTTTGCTCAACTATATTAATCATTTCATCTATAGTGTGAGTGTTTTTATCAAAGCAATGAAAATCGTGTCTTGACCTTGGCGTTCTTACCCCTCTGTATTCGTTTACTTTATCTATACCGTAGTCAAGCTTTATAACTTTCATTAAGTTGCCAAGGCTTGAAACAGACATCAAGCACTGGTATTCTATTTGTTTTGGCTCTTCTTGTTCAAAATCTCTTATTGATTCGTTTTCTGATTGACAGCATAGCATTGTACTTGCTAGACCCATTCCGATAATTGTTGTTAGTAGTTTTTTCATTTTGATTTTATTTAATTAATGTTAATTTGTATTTACGTCCTTCTATTTCGGCTTCTTTACCATCTAGATTATTAGAGTTTAATTGATCTATAAACGTTTCGTATTCTTCTTTTGAAACTTCTTCTCCTTTTACCCTATAAAAACCTCTTGAATTTTTAAAAGCTATTTCATTACTGTTTTCGTCTAGGGTATAATCGTATGAGAAACCATT